TAGATCAGCCGGCACCAATGTGTAGTTCGATGAAGTGGCCCCAGCGATTGCCACACCTGATCTATACCATTGATAAGTAAAGGCAGGAGATGCTGATAAGACCTGCCCAACTTGCGCGGTTCCAGAAATTGTGAATGTAGAATCTGACATTGTACGTATCCTTTAGTGTTGGAGGATCATGCGATTGCCGCTAATCCCGTTAACTCCGGTATCTCTAGATGTAGTATGTCACGATGACTCGCATTCGAGAAGGAAACGCGGGTGATAACGGCGCGAGCCAGTTGGCGTGACTTTCCAGGTTTTGCGCGACGCCGTTGGGCGGGCACTGTTAGGCTTACATGCTGGCAAACGAGATCACCAATGTTCCATTATTCACAACGAATACCTAGCAGACTTGCATGTGCCAAAGATCGCGAACGTAGTGTCGAATATTTTACTTATCATTTCTGGATATCTAGGCGGACAAATCGCGCGGCAAGCTTGGTCTTGCCAAGGCGGCCAATTAGATAGGTAAGCTTCTATTATGCGGATAGAATAGCTGCTCGATCAATGCCGGCGAGGATGACGTTGCCAGCATCGGTAGGATGAACCTTGTCAACAGCGTAATATGTCGCGTTCAAATATGCGGTCGTGGCGCTAAATGCTAGGTTCGCCGCGCGGTCGGAGATAATACCTCCGGCGGTCGCTACAACACCACGCATAAGTATATTCCAATATAACCTTGCGTCATCCATGAAATTACCAAAGCCAAGTTGGAATGGGATGTCGCCGCGAGAAATGACTGTCGGAACGATGATGGCCGAATACCCGGCCGCTCTTATCACCGCGATATATGATAAGAACGTCGTAGCATAAAGTGTCAGCATTGCTGATTGCGCCGCGGCCGTGCTGGCATAACCCCCGCTTAACGAAATATCGTTGCTTGGGTCGCATACCACATACACATTCTTTGTCTTGGTGGCGTCAAATCCGGCCGCCAGCCAAGTGGCGCGGGCTGCGTACTCGGCCGCCATGGTGCGGCCGCCGCTTCCTATGTGATACAACTGCCAATCCGGCAGCGCCGGGTAGGTCAATGCCCCATCGTCCACGCTGGCCCGGCCGAACCCGACGACGTAAGGAACGGATTGCGCCTTGGTGCCGCCAAATCCCGGTTCAAGACTATTCCCGCCATAGACAATGTTCTTGGTGGCCGGCACGGGCGGCACGAAGGCGTTTAACAAGGTAGTCCGTAAGGTAACGAGCTGCGGGCCTGTGAAAGTAATTGGATAAAGGGCAGTAAAGAAATAGTCACCGTGAAAATTATAGTCTGTCGTCCCGCCAAGCAAAGAATTTCCGAACGAAATATAGTCGAGCGCGGAGCTCGTCGTGGCCCCAAGAACCGTCTGAACACCATCTACATCGACTATAGTCGCGGCGCCATACGATACCGCGGCTACTTTAATGCCTGCTATTGGAACTTGCCCGGTGTGGGCATTGCCGAGGCCTGGACTCGTGCTTAACAGATCGGTTAACGAGGTTGCTAACCCGATAATATCGGCTCCAGCGGACGTTGCGGCGCCACGCCAATATCTACAGACCGTGTAACTCTCGCGCGGGGAAAGCACTGCCACGATCGTACAGGAATTGGCGTTAAAGCTGACGGCCGCGTTTTCCAGGAACCCAGGCTGGAAAACAGACTGGCCGACGTTTGGCTCGGTGATTGGGCGGGTGCCGTTCCATTGTGAAGACCGAAGGAACACGGGCTGGTTCGCTTGAACAACCTGGGTGAGATTTTTCCCGCTCCCGCTCTGATCGTACCAGATAGTGACAAACCCGGTATTGCCTGCGCCAACAAAAGCGTCCGCCGCGGCATAGTCCACAACATCCCCAAGAAATCCGATATCCTGCGTGGCATTGTCGGAAGACCGGCGCAATTGCAGGCATGGACCGCCATAATTCCCGGTGCGGATCACGGACCATGGGCCAAGCGCGCCGGACGGCACCGAGAAGGACGAGGGAGAAGCCCCCTTATAGGCCAGCCCAGTTTTTATGGCTGTAACATCCGCCTTTGCGACCTGGCCAACCGTTGTCGCTTGAACAAGCGTGCTCCATCCGTTCGCACCCAAGACCGCCGCGTCGAAGTCGGGCACCGGAATCGGAACACCCGGCTTCGAGGAATAGGTGCGGCCATTGAACGAGACGCTGCCACGGGTTCCATCGGGCGGCGGGATCATTTGATAGGTTGTCATTAGGCGTCCTTCACGAAAAGTACAGCCGCCCCGCGCCTTTTACGACGTTGGCGGGCTCAGAAGAATGTAGTGAACGACAAATCTGATCGCGCCAGCGGTGAAATTTGTTCCGGCGTGAGAAGTCAGAAGAAGAGAAACTGGGGCGGCGTCGAACCGCACTTGATTCTGGCCGTAGATGACGGTGCTGCCCGCCGTCAGGCTCGGCGATTGGGCCGCCGCAAAAAGAGTCGCCGACCCGGTAACGCCAAAATCGACTGTCGTGATGCCGGTTATCGTCGTTTTGACAAGCCACCCGGCGCCCATGATGAATTTGTATCCGGCGGGCAACTGCAAGGTCGTGGTGTAGGTCGTCACGCCGGTCGTGAGCGTTTCGCCACTCGCGCCAGTGCTTTCCGCAAGCGCTGGTTGCGCGAGGGAGCCGAAGAGCGCACGAACCCCGCTCGCCTTAAAGCCGCCATTCGTCGCCCCGTCCTGGATGAACAGTTCCTTTGAGTCCGTGCTGATATAGACTTCGCCGAGAGCGCCATGATTGGCGAGGACGTTGGCGAGCGTATCGCGCCGGAGTTGGACCTGAACCGACATTTAGAACTCTCCTAGGGAATCCGGGCGCCGAGATCGACCGACGCCAGCAAAAAGCCATCGGTGACGATGCCCCATTGGTCGGATTCGGAAACCACCTCCGTCACCAACCGGAAATCGAGGCTCGGCCCGGCGATCAGCGCCTGCGTTACGGGTCCCGGCGGCGCGCCGGCGCCGCTTGGCGTGTAGGGGTAGACCGCGCACTCCGACAAATCCTCGACCGATTGGCCGAAGATGTTAAAACTCTGGAATTTCAAAAAAAGCGGGACGCCGATAAATGCCGCGGGAAGATTGTATTGGAAGATCGCGCTGTCGATGCGCGTGAACGGGCGGCCGCTCGCATGCGCCGCCACCGCGGTGCCATAAAGCCCACGATAGAGATAGGTCAAATTGTACGCGTTCGTCCCGGTGAGCAATGCTCCTGCGTAGGCGAGCAGCTCATTGTCCACGAGGCAAAGCGTCACGCCATTTTGCGCGTCTGCGTTGGTGCCGCTGGTAAGCTGGCCGCCACTCTCGCTGAGCGAAACGGAAAGCGTATTCGCGATATCCGGGTCCCAGGTGGCGCGGCGAAGGCCGCTGTAAGTACGCCCTGGCGTGCGGGCGCCGTTACCGTTCCGATCTGCCCATAGGTCGTGTTGTCCGTCGAGATCCAAACGAAGGCGCCTCCCCAATTCGGATCGGCGACGCCGGCGACGCCTTCCGGGGTCGCGATCGCATTGACCGTGTAGGCCGCCCCGGTGAAGATCGAAAACGCGGGAAGAAAAGTCGGCGCTTGCGCGACTCCGGTCGTGGGGTTCGTCCAAGCGTATGCGGCGCCCCAAAGGTAAATCCCATCGCCGGCGGTGCCTGCATAGGACGTTGTTCCAAAAGGAATTGCGATTTTGATGTTGATGGTCGGCACGGTGAGCGCGCCCATTATGGACGATATCGAGCACTGAAACCAATTGCCGCCGGCCGGCGTGATCGTCGCGGCGGTTATCCCGGCATCGGACGTCCCGGCCGTCCCCGTCGCGAGATTGAAATCGCAGCCGACCCCGGGCACCCCATTGTTCAGGTTGATCCTGAACGCCGACCGCTCGGCGGCCTGGGCATAGACGGAAAAGACGATCGTGTTGCCCACGGCCTGAGCATTCGGCGTGGCTTGGAACGCGCTGTGCGGGCCGGTCGAGGTGTCCTCGGCCAGCTTATAGGCCGGAGCTATGCCCCCGCTGACCGCCGCCCAGACCTGCGCCACGCCGGCGGTGAGCGCGGCGGGAGGCTCGAAGATGGTCGGCGTGTTGACCCGCGCCGGAACGACCGCCTGGTTTGTCGAATTGGGGGCGCCGCCCTGAACGGAATATTGAACGGCCGTCGCTGTGCCGCCCGGAAACTCCTCGGCCGTGACGGCGAGCAGCCCGGCGTCGTCTTCCTCGATCGCCGTGATCCGGATCGCGACGTTGTTCAACCCAAGCGCCGCATCCGTGACGGTCACCAGGTCCATCGGCTCGAGCAGGCAATATTCGAAGGACAGCTTGAAAGCGTAGGTGTTGCGGATATAGAGCTGGCGCTGGAGGATCAATTGCGCGGAAACCTGGGCCACCGCCTCGTCGCAAATCTCAGACGCCGTGATATCCGACGCCCTGCGAAGCCCGTACAGCTCGATCGCGTTCTGATCCCACGCGTCGATCGGCACGGCGGAGTAGTTTACCCCCCATCTTCGCGAGTTAATTTGCAGCCGCTGCCAATTGTAAGAGGCATAGGGATCGGAACGCACCACCTCCAACGGGTCCTTGCCGTCTTCGTGGATAAAATCGTCGTCGGTGAGATTGTAGAGCGGGGTCACGTTCGGATTGAACGTCACATTGCCAATGCTCGTCGGCCCGGTGACGGTCGAATCCCCATAAGGGATGAATTTCAGCTTTCCGCCGGACCAGACGGCGGCGGTGTTGGTGAGCTGCAGCCAGCGGGCGAGGATGGAATTCGCCGCCTCTTGATTGGTAAGGGATGGGCTGAGCGCGAGATGGGAGGCCCGGCAATAATTTTGGTATGACGAATCCCAAAAGGTCGCGGTCTGCACGCCTGATTGCGAGCCCGATGAGTTGATCGGCGCCGCGCCTGGCGTTAGCGCGACCTCGAATGTGTTCGCGCTCGCGGCAACGACATAATAGACGGTCCCCGCCGTCAACCCTGTTGGAAGCGCGCCGGTCGTCGCGAAGACGATTGCATTGCCGTTAGAGAGACCATGCGCCGTCCACGTGACGACGCCTGGGGAGGCAATCGAAATCGTGACCGTCGCCGAGCGCGACCCGGAAAGAAGCGTCGTCGCGTCGATGCTCGCCGCCGGGAACATGACGCCGTACTGGGCGTTGGTGAGAAAGTCCTGGATGATCAGCGCCGGGTCTGAATCCAGACCGTTAACGACGTTGCCGCCCCAGATAGCATTTATGCCCTGTATGATGAACGAAAACTGAGGAAGACTAGGGGTCGATCCGAGATTAAAATTGGCGGCGGCGACGTAGGCGAGGCCATTATAGCCAAGCGCCTGCCCAGGGAAATTGGCTTGCAAGTATCCCCATGGTGTTTGCGGCGTCGCGCCATATGGCGATTGTTGTAATCCAGTCCATCCCAAACCAAAGAAAAAGCTCTGATTTAATAGTGTCGCCGCAAAATAGTTTATTGGACCTTCGCAAACCCCCAGAATGAACGAGGTATAGTAGGTATATCCTTGTAATTGTTGACCGCCGCCGCCCTTGCCGCCCTGTTTTTGATATTGCGGGACGGCGTAGAACACCCCGGACCATATCGCATTTGGGGCGATCTTATTCGTGCCGTACTGGATCGTGATCGGGACGGCGTTGCTCGATGTCTGAACCTGCAGCCCGGTGTAGAGCGGGATTTGCGATGGCGGCTGGCGGCCCTGTCTTAAAAACCCCATGATGGACTCACCACGGCCTGAAGAAATCCATCAGCGCGGCGATGCCGAAGCAGAGGCCGCCGGCGTCGAGGAGCATTCTAATTGTCACGTCCGGCATTCAATCCTCCTTCGCCCAAAGAGAGAAAAATTTCGGACGCCGCGCCGGCTCGCAGAGAACCGTGCTGCGCGCCACTTCCTCTTCGAGGACGACCAATGCAGGCTGAAAGGCATGAACGATAGTCAGCGGGTTCGCGTCGGTCACGATGCCCCCGTGCGCGTAGCAGCGGCCGTAGCGGAAGACCTACATCCCCTGGCAGCGGGGCGGCCACTTCCTTGGCGCGATCGAAGATAAACCCGAGATAGCGCTCCTCGGCTCTGTGCAGATACCAATCATCGGCATAAGGCCGCGGATCGAATGGTGCGCAGAGCCCGGTATCGACAAAGACGCGGACCAAAAGCATCCCGCAATCGACGCCGATGCCCTTGATGTCTCCTTGCGGGTGATATGGCGTGCGAACCCAAGAGCGCGCCTCGCGGACGATCGCGCGGCGCTCGAAGCCCTCGAAGGTCATTTGTGATCTTTCCGTTTCTTCGCGCCGCACGTCATGTCTCGAAAGTCGGACGGCTCTTCATCGATCCAAATCTCGATATTAGAATCGGCGTACGCCGCCTGTTCGAGATTATGCGCGAGCATGCCGTCGCGCATGTCACCCTGCTTCGAGGTATCTGGAGCGGGATGAGGAAAAGTGAAAACCGGTTTTCCGCCCGCATCCCGCTCTACACTCTTGGAATCTATCACGTTCATGATTTTGGATTGATTCGATCCAAAATCATCGTCTTCTAGGTGGTGTTGTTTTCTCCGCACATGGGATCGTCAGACTGCATAGGTTGGCTGCGGAACATAGGGAAACCCGCGGAAATTCACGAGATTGTTGAATTTGTTGGTGCACGTGGTCTGGGTATGATCGCAGCCTTGATAGACGGTAAAAGCATCGCCCGTGGCCGGCGCGTTCACGAGCGGATACGCAAGGCTCAACGCCCCTGCCCCCGCGCCCTTGACGTTCGCGCTCACCCCGGCATTGACCCCGGAAGAAAAGGTAAGCGTCCCTTGGTTGTATTTTGGATCGGCGCCGGACCAATTGATGACCGAACCTGTCGAGCCAGAGCCAACGACCCCCGCCGTGGCGAATGCGCTTTTGACGAGCCCACAGCCGGAATCGTAAAGCACGTGCTGGCAGGCCGGCGAATAGACGTTGCGCGGCATTTGCAGATCGAGCAGCACCAAATCCGAATTGACGGTGATCTGCGCCGTCGTGCGCCCGACATTGTCGATCGTGCCAATCCGCCCTTTGAAGAGGATCACGCTGCCTATCGGGCTGGCGGTATCCGCGGCCGACCAGGAATTCAGGAACGCCCGCTCGCGCTGGATCTCGCAGCCGTCGAACACGCCGTTTCGGAGCGCTTGCAGAAACGGGACGCCGCCGACCGTATCAGTCGCTCTTGCGGATACGGTGATTTGCTGCTGATCGACTTCGAGGCCGGCGGCGCATTTGAATTTCAGCCCATCCACGAGAATGGAATTGGCCGCAAAGACGTAGCCGTTGAGCGTTACTGGCACGTCGGCGCTGGTGTAGGTCAGGATCAAGCCGGTGAGCAGCGTGAAAGTATAGCAATCGGCGACGATGGCTTGCGCGTCCGGCTCGGCGCGGAGCATGTTAATGTAGTTTACGAGGGCGCTCGTCGCGGCTCTCATGGCCTCAAAATGCCCCGGCGTCGTCCGCATGCGCGGTAGCGAACTCGGGGACGAACCAATCCTCGGCCAGCACGTCGGCATGAGCTGCGACCCAAGGGGCAATCTCGGGCGGTATGTCGGCACGCCCCTCGATCGAAAAGGCAACATCGCTCACGATATGGTGAGATTCTGAACTCTCCATGGAGATGGAAACGTACGGAAGGTTCATATCGGAACCATCGCGTGGCGTGACCAGACGTAGCCACATTTTCTTGCCGTTCCAGCCCGCCCGGGAAACGCGGTCGCCGACTTTCAACGCTTCGATTGCTTCACCGAATGTCATATGATTCTCCTTTAGTTGATAAGTAAGGTTGTCGCGGCTCTCTTTGACCGCTCGCCAACCTATGAAGTTCCGCGCCCCGGCTCAATCCGACCCAGGACCCATGATCTTCGATGTCAACGTCGAAAAGAGAAATGCCCGGCGCGCGTGCGAATTTACTTGATACGTTCCCGCATCATTGCGAACCGATCCAAGCCATCGGGCACATGGAAAGACCAGGCTGGTGCTTGAGTTATCGCGAATTTCACGGTTTGACGCTTCTAAACTTCAAGCTCTGCAGCTGCCATAAACCGTTCATAATATTCTCGAAATCCTCTTGGTCGTCGAGGAACCGGCAGTTGAAGGCGTAGGAAAAGCTTGCCGCGATCGCGACCAAGTTACCGGGCGCGGTCGTGAAGGTGAGCGTGTTCGGAGTCGTGAGAGTCCAGCCGGACGGTTGATTCACACCGTTCAAATAGACGTTCGAGACAGACGTGACCCACGACGCCGGCTCCGTCGCGCCGCTGAGCGTGCGAACGAAGGTAAAGACGGTCGTGCTCCCGTCTCCTGTCGCGATCACCTGTCCCGTCACGGCATTGTCAGTGGGATCGGTGTAAAGGAACGTCCCGAACTGGCCTTGACATTTGATATAGAGACCCATGAGCGATTGCAGGGAGTTCACCCCGAGGCCAGGATAGGCGCCGTTCGAATCCATGCCATCAATAGTCAGCTCGAACTCATAAAGCGTGACTGCGTAGAACGGCAACCGCACTTCGCGGCCCGACACGTGCGAAGCCACGCGCGTTGAAAACGATGGCCGCTTGTGAACGCTCCAGGAAAGCCCAGGAAGAGCGGGAAAATTAAATGGCATCTGAACTCCACCTGGCGCGTCCGGCACCGGCGGCGTTAAAAAAGGCCCCCTGCCGTTCAGCCAATTTCCCGCCTTCCAATTTCCCGCGTCGCCCCAAACGTTCACCAAATTCGGGAAGGCCGGGAA